CGTGTTGAAGGCCTTCGAGAAGGCCGGCCTCACCCGCCGGGACGCCATCACGCAGATGCGGCTGGCCCGCATTCTTCGAGCTGGTGAATATGACATGGATCGAAGACTGCCGATTCTGTGGAACCCACCTGACGACACCCCGTAGCATGGGGCTAAATTCTGCAGCCCTGTAGTGTCAAAGCCCGTCAATGCGGAAGAGCTGGTCAAAAGAGCAATGGCCCTTTGGCCCGACATCGCCCCGCACCCTGAGGCCACGGACCGCGAGATTCAGCAGCAGATCGGCTCTGTTCAAGTGGTCCGGTGGCTGCGCGCCGAACTGCTGACCAGCGACGCCGATGCGCCCACGGTCTACCCGCCCTCCTTCGACACTGGGAGGGGCTGAGATGTGCATGGGCGGCGGGGGATCCCGGGCGACTATCTACGCGCCCGATACCGGGGCCTACGACAGGATGGCCAGCCAGCAGCTGGCCTTGATGAAGGAGACCCAAAGCTCCAATGTGCTGGCCAAGCAGGGCCAGCTGGATGCTTTGGTGCGCGACCGGATCGCGCTGCAGACCCAGGAGCAGTCGGTGGCCACGGCACGGGCCAGCAACACGACCGCGCAGGCGGCCAGGCTGGCGGCACTAGTTGGCGCACCGCCGCCAGAGAGGCCCGCATCAGCCCCGGTAATTGGTTCCGATCGCACCGGTGAAAAGAGGCCGACTGGCAAGCAGGCACTGCGAATCGATCGAGCAGCAGCAACGACTGCCGCAGGCTCTGGCGCCGGACTCAACATCACCGTGGGGTACTGATCATGTGCTTCGGAGGAGGAAGTCCGCAGGCGCCGCAGATCGTCTACCAGGGCCCCAGCCAAGAAGAGATCAACGCGCATAACGCGCAGATGGAAACGGCGCGACAACAAGCACAAGAGGCCACCCAGCGGATGCAAAGCCAGCTGGACCAGCAAATCGCCGCGGCCAACGCCGAGGCCGATCGATCCAGGGCGTCACTGGCGGAGCAGGCCGCAGCCATGGCGGCCGAAAGGGCTGCGGCACAGGCAGGGCCCTACGCCACTACCGCAGCCGCAGCCGCAGCCCCTGGATCAACCCTGACGACTGAGCCGACCAAACCCCGGAAGAAACAACCCGCCGGACTGACAATCGCTCCGGCAAGTGCCGCAACGGCTGCCGGCGCTGGGCTCAACATCGGGACCTGAGATGGAGACCGCGCAAGGGCCAGCCGAGCAGCGCTACGAAAAACTCCGGTCTGATCGTGACATCTGGCTGTCGCGTGCCCGGCGGTCCTGCCGGCTAACGCTGCCCTGGCTGGTGCCGGCCGCCAACGACCCGGACCAGGGCCAGCCGGAAACCTACCCGCTGCCATGGAATGACATTGGCGCCGAGGGCCACCAGCACCTGGCAAGCCGCTGGCTGCTGGCGGTCATGCCGGCTTCCGAGACGTTTTTCAAATACACGATTGACGAGAAGCAGCGGGCCACCCTGATCAGTGATGCCCGGCAGGCCGGGACCCCAGAGGCGGACATCGCCAAATCCATGGTGGAGTTCGACCGCGGCCTATTGGCACTTGAGCAGTCGGTACTCCGCGAGATCAACAGCTCCGCTGATCGCGCCGTGGCGCTGGAGGCGATGGTGCATCTGATCGGCCCCGGCAACATCGTTCTCTATGACGACGAAGAGGACGGACTGACCTGCTACCACCTGAACCGCTACTGCATTAGGCGGGACCCGATGGGCCGGCCGCTGGAGCTGGTGATATGCGAGAGCTTCACCGAGGACAGCCTGCCGAAGGTGGTGGCCGAGCACCTGGGCCTACTCAAGGACGAGGAGAGCGAGGACTACAGCCCCGATCCATTGGCTTCCAACAAGGTGATGGACGAGGAGGATGTGATCAAGGTCTACACCCATGTGGAGTGGGACTACACCAAGGGCAAGGTCAAGTGGTGCCAGGAATGCAAGGGGGAAGAGATCGAAGGGCAAGACAAAAAGGTCGATATTGAAATCTCCCCATGGATGCCGCTGCGAGCGACGAGGATCGACAGCTGCGACTACGGCCCCGGCTACATCGAAGCCCGTTGCTTGGCCGCGCTGCAGACCGCCGAATCCCTTAGCCAGGCCTTGACCGAGGGGGCAATGATCGCCGCCGAAAGTAAGAATGTGGTCCGCCCTGGCGGGGCTACCAGCATCAATGATTTGGTGGCATGTCGAAACGGCGGCTATGTGATTGGCCACCCAGACGACGTGAAGGAGCTGGGCTCCGATGGTCGCAGGGGGCAGGGCCTCGTGGTGGCGGAAGCCCGCCTGCAACGGGTGGAGGCCTCGCTGAAGCGGGCCTTCATGATGTCCAACGTCCGCGACAGCGAGCGGACCACCGCCGAGGAGATTCGGATGGTGGCCCTGCAGATGGATGAAGGGCAAGTCGGGATTTACAGCATCCTCACGACTGAGTTCCAGTACCCGTACATCACCAGGAAGCTCCACGTCCTGACCCACCAAGGAAAGATCCAGCTACCTGAGGATCTGGTAAAGCCGGTGGTGTCGGTTGGCCTGGCCGCTGTTGGCCGTGGCAACGATCTCGAGAAGATGATGCGGTTCATCCAGGGCCTGGAGGCACTGGCCAAGATCGTGGGCCCCCAGGAGGTGGCAGCTCGCGTCGATGTAAGCGATGCCATTACCCGGCTGAGCAATGGCCTGGGCCTTGAATCGATCGGCCTGGTTCTCTCGGAGGAGAAGGTCAAAGAGATCAAGGCGCAGCAGCAGCAGGCAGCGCAGCAGCAGCAGCTGATGCAAAGCCCCATGGCGGATCCGGCAAAGCTGGCCACCGCTGCGGCCACCGCCCAGCAGATGCAGGGCGAACCCCCGCCCCCCGAATAACCCCCTGAACCATGAGCACCACCACCGAACAGCTCCTTAGCCTGGTGCGCCCAGGCGAGGAGGACCGCCTTAGCGCCGCACTGGATGAGATCGAAGCGGAAGGCAGCCAGCCGACCAGTGAGGAATGGGATATGTCCCACCCCCTCGATCAAATGCTGGCGGCCGAGGAGCGGGCCGAGCAGCAGCAGAAGGCCACGCCTCCCCGGCGGCCAGCTGCATCTGCGGCGGATGACAGCAGCGACGCCGACGACCTGCTGGCCGACCTGCTCACCCCGGCCGAGGACGACACCACCACCGACGGCGACCAGGCCACTGACGACGAGATCCCGGCCGAGTACCGCGGCAAGTCGCTGAAGGAAGTGATCGCCCTGGCCGAAGCCAGGGCCAAGGCGGCGCCCGCCACCGGGAACACGCTTCCCCCGGAGGCCTACACCCCCGAGCTGGGCAAGGCCCTCTACGGCGATGCGCTGACCGGCCTATTCACTGCTGCCGAGGTGAACCCCCTGCAGCTCGATGCAACCCTGCGGGCCGGGGGCGACGTGAGCGAAGCGGTGGAGGCACTGGCCACAAAGGCAGGCCTACCAAAAGCCGTGGTGCAGACCTATCTCAATGGGGTCAAGGCCTCCTCTCCATCCTCCGCGCCCCAGCTGAGCGCGGAGGATGGTGCTGCGATCCGGCAATCGGTTGGCGGCGATGAGAAGTTCCGGGCGCTGAGCGGCTGGGCCCTTGCCAACCTGAGCGAGGTGGATTTGGCTGGCTACAACGCAGCCATCGACTCCGGCAACAAGGCGCTGGCCGCGTTTGCGGTGAAGGCCCTGCAGACGCAGGCCGCCGCCGGCAGCAACCCACGGCCCCGCAGTGAGCCACAGCTGGCCAGGGGCGGGCGGGGCCAGTCATCGATGCGGTTCGGTTCGCTGGAGCAACAGAACGCGGCTGTCGGTCGCCGCAACGCTGCCGGCGAACGGCTGATGCACGTCGATCCCAAGTACGCCAAGCGGGTCAGGGAGGCCATCGCTAACTCGCCGGATTGGGCTTGAAGATGTAACATCAGCGCAACGACTACTACACCTGTGCAGCGCTGGCCTCCCTGCGGGAGAGGTTTGCGCAACATTCACCGGTGAAGTCTGCCGTTACAGCTACAGCGTCTCTGCATCGTTTAGCCCCCTAAGGGGGAATCGCTGAACACAGGTTGCAAGAAGCCACGGGCAAACAACCCAAACGCTTTTTGCAACCATGGCGGTTAATGATGCCTTGCTGGCCAGGCTTGGCCAAATCCGGGGAACCGGCGCAGTTGATGCTGTATTCCAGAAGCTCGGACAATCCGAAATCCTGAACGCGATGAAGCGCGAGTGCGTCTTCAACAATTTCATTAAGACTCGGAACATTAAGAGAGGCAAGAGCTTCGACTTCCAGATCACCGGTCGCGCCACTGCCGCCTACGTAGAGCCTGGCGTGCCGTTGCTGGGTGGCCTGAGCGGCAACTCCCCAGGTGACAACAACGTCAAGAACATCGCCGTCGATGGCCTCATGGCCGCTGATCAGGCGATCTTCGACCTTGACCAGCTGATGAACTACGCCGATGTGGCGTCTGAATACTTTGAACAGCTGGGCATCGCTCTGGCCTGGGAGCGGGACAAGCGCATCGCTCGCATCATTTTTGCAGCGGCCAACAGCACCGTCGAGCCCTTGGCCCGAACGGTCAACACTGGCCGAATCGGCTTCAAGAAGACCTTGACGGCTGGCTATGCCACCGCATCGAAGCAAGCCAAGGGTGATGAGCTGGCGTCCGCCATCGGCGACGTCAAAGTTGCCATGAAGAAAAAAGACGTGCCCACGTCCCAGCTGGTCTGCGTGGTGCCACCGGATGAATACGACTTCCTCAATGAGGGCACTCGTGTTATCAACACGGATTTCAACGGCGGCCAGAGCAACGGCACTATCGCCAATGGCGCGGTTGGCCGGGTGAAGGGGATCCCTATCTACGAATCCAACCACCTGATTCAACCCGCCTACACGCTGAGCACGTTCGACAAGAACCCTGACTACGCTCAGGACCTGACCAAGTGCCGGGCCTTGATCTTCAGCAAGGAATCTGTCGGCATGCTCACGCTGCGGGCTCCCAAGTTCCAGATGACCAACGCAGACAGCACCTTCAACATCCAATACCAGGCCACACTTGGCGTGGCCACGCAGTCGATCGGCATCGGCCGACTGCGGGATGAATGCGCTGCCTGCATCGTGATCCCCTGAACTCTTGCACTTGTGTATCGCTTCGGCGATGCTTGACTCGGTCCTCGCCGAATCATCTGGCCCTCGGCTTGCCGGGGGCCTTTTTCATGGCAGCCGATAGCATGTGCTCTACAGCGCTGGATCGTTTATGGGCCTGGCCAACCAGTCAGCGACGCCAGGCCGCACCACGCTGCTGGATGCCGTAAACATCGTGCTGGCCGTGATCGGCGAGGCCCCGGTCAACAGCCTCGACGACCCGGTGATGATGGAATCGAGCATCGTCGAGCGAACCCTGCTGGAGTTTCACAAGCAGGAGCAGACCAAGGGCTGGAGCTGGAACTCGGAACAG